GTCCTTCGGCATGAGAAAAATTTCCTATAGTAACTGATCCTACTCCTTCGGCATGAGAATCAATTCCAACAGCAATTGTTTGATTTCCTTCAGCATGGGAATATAGTCCACTAGCAGTTGTGTTGTATCCTTCGGCATGAGAATATTGAGCAATCGCCGTTGTATATTGACCTTCAGCATGAGAATATTGTCCACTGGCAGTTGTATATTGACCTTCGGCATGAGAATAATCTCCACTAGAACTTGCTCCAAATCCTTCTGCATGAGATGAAATTCCACCAGCAAGTGTAAATTTTCCCTCAGCATGAGCCGAAGATCCATTAGCAATTGTTTGATATCCTTCTGCATGAGATGTATCTCCACTGGCAGTTGCATAAAATCCTTCGGCATGAGATGCAATTCCAGTAGTACTTGTATTATATCCTTCGACATGAGAATATACTCCGGTTGCAACCGTACTTTTTCCTTCTGCATGAGAATAGTCTCCACCAGCAGGGTTATATCCTCCAGCAATTGACTCAAGTCCTTCTGCATGAGATGCAACTCCACTTGCAATTGTACTTAATCCTTCGGCATGAGAAAAAGATTGAGATGCAAGTGTTTGACTTCCTTGTTGTTCTTTGTTAGTAATTATTAAATTTACTGAAGTAAGAGTATCGGTATTAGGATTATATAATATATTACTTCCAGTATCTCTTAATATTGATGAAGTACCATCACTAAACAATATATTATAATTAATATTAGATCCTGTAGGTAATATACTAATTCCACCATTTAGAGCAAATGATGCTGTAAGTGAAAACAAAGAAAGCGACGATGTTTCTACTGAACCTAATAATATACTAGCTGTTTTAGCATAAGACGCCGAAGCAAAATCTCCGGACATAATATGAGCCAAAGTATCAACTACTATATTATTTTGTGCATCTGTAATTAAAATTGAATTTGGAGATACAATTAAAGGATATTCTTCAAATCCACCATCTGAAGTTTTTCTTTGAAGGAATACATCTTTAGATTTTTCGTAAGTAGGCATAAATTATGAACATGTAGATATAGCAATTCGTTTCCAACCATTAGAATAAACATAAAAATATTGGCCATCAAAAGAAGTATCACCATTTTTTATTGATGTTGGTGGAGATGATATGTTTTCTAATTCAAATTGAGTTAACGGATTTTTTCTTTGAGTAAACAAATCTTTTAATTTTTCGTAAGTAGGCATAAATTATGAAAATGTTGAAATAGCAACTCGTTTCCAACCATTGGAATAAACATAAAAATATCGATCATCATAAGAAACGTCTCCATTATTTCCTAATGCTGCCATAGTAATTGGTGGAGGAACAACTCTTAAATATGAAGATACATCTGGTATTGATACATCAGATGTAAGAACTGAGGGACTCAAGGTACCGAATTTCAAAGATCCTATTAATTCCCCGACAATTGAAAAATCTGATAAAGTATCTACTAGTGTTATTGGTGGTGGAGGAATAGGTACATCTGCTTGTAAATTTGGGAAAATAGGATTTTGCCATTTTTCTCTATTTTTATCCAATTTAACCATATTAAAATCAGTAGATACTATTTCTGTACTTATGATCATTTTCTTTGGAGTAAGCATCTTTTTAGTTGTCATCAGATGTTTTTCCAATTTTGTAAAACTATCGGGAAGGATATATCCATGAGTTGTTAAATCAAACTCTGTTTTTACAATACGATCTTCATTTGCTTGTAATTCTACAGTATGCCCATAAGATTCTACACGAGTTCGAAATCGGAATCCATTTTTGGTACCCCAATAATCATTCGTATTAAATCTAATTGTTTCAACTAAAGAGTTCATTTGTTCAACTAATTCTGTCCATATAATAAAATGATAAGTTAAAATCATATGACTTGGAACAACAATATTATACACATCATTAACTGGAGCATTTTGTCCTGACAAAACAGCAAATTTAGTATATTGATTTTTATGAGAATATAATTTTATTACTGATGTATTCAGATAACGATTAAAAAATCGTAAGGTATCATCATCTGCTGATTCTGTTCTCTTAAGAATTATTGATGGAAGAATTAATTTTCCTTGTTTATCACGAATATATCCATCACGAGTCGCCGAAGTCCATTTTTCTGGAGATCCATAAAAAATAGGAACTTTTATTTTTTTACCAGCATCTACAACTTGAATATCCATTTGTTCCAAATGAGATAAGATAGTTTCGTCAATATCATAAAGGCTAATAGTAAAATCTCGTTGAGTATCCGTATCACGCCGTACACTCTTTGCACGATTGTCCCCAATATCTTTTTCAGATCTATTGATTGGTTCCTGCACAGTGTTTGGCGCAGGATTTTGTACATTTCCTTTAAACATATTAACTTTAGCGTTCGACTAGATCTATTTTTGACAACCTTGTATAATGACAATTTACGATTATTGAGAAACTTTTATCGGGAATTCCCCCCAAAAATTGTTCCTGTGCAACATCATCAATTTCATGATATCTTTCATTAAATAATACTAAGTCTCCTGTTGTAGGAAAGAAATTGATTTTTTCCAAATCTTTTTCCATAAATTTGAATACTACATTTTGTTTTCTATCTGGACCAAAGTCATCGGCGTCTGTACTTATATCTGCACGATCTACAATACAAACAATATCAATTCCAGGATAATATGTTTTACCTACAATTGCTTTACTTTCTCCATAAATATTAGCTGATGTTTCTTGAGCATTTGCTTTGAAAACACTTACTTCAGTTTGAATAATATCGCCTAACAGTTCATCATTAATACCATTGATAAACGATATATCTCGTTCTGAAAAATATCTACCTGGAAATGCCATAGATTATGCGGAAGTTCCGCCATGCATTTTAACAAGTTCTTGAGCTAATATTTTAATACGTGCGGCTAACTCACTCAATGATTCAACTGTTATATCGTTCAAAATTTGAAGAATTTCTTTTCCAATTTGAACTTCACGGTTTTCTTCTGTATTAGTTCTATTTGTTGATGGATAATTTGTTGTTAATGGATGAGTTATATCTTCAGATTTTACAAATCTTGAATTTTGTTCATCATCTTTATATCCAAATTCTGGAGCTAATTCTTGGGCTTCTCTTAAAGCACATTTAGAAGCATCGGTGACGTTTTTTATATATCCAAGTCCAACATTAGTTAGACGTTTATATGATATTTCTGGTCCAGAAGAAGCAAATACCTTCTTAAGACCTGCACGCACAAGATTTGATCCTTGAGGCTTATCATCAGTTATACTTTCAGTAAGCAATCTAAATTGATTGCCACCCACATTTCTAAATATTTTATTTTGTTTTTTCATATAGATTACAGTTCATTTATAAATATAAATGAAATCTTTCAAATAACTCGAATCTCAATAATTTGTATTATATTGTGTAGAATATTAGAAAATGATTTCCCAGAGAAAATATTAGAATATTATATACCAGTAAGTATAAATAAGAATATAAAAGCTCCCACATAAATAACCAGTGGAACTCTTTTTAGTGACTCTTGTAATTGTTCTGCCATTTGAGCTTGTTTTTCAATTTGACTAAATCTTCCAGATAATTCCAACATTTCCTTTAGAGAATCTAACAGACGTTCTTTTTCTTGTTGAGCTTCTGATCTCAATTCGGCACCATCTAAAGTTACTTCTCCACCAGGAATAGGAATGGTTTGGTGCTTTTGTCTAATAGCACCTAGAATTTCCTTACAATTTGCCAAAAAATAATTTCTAATCCATTGTTTTCCAGAATCATTTATATCAGAATATATGTGATTTTTATAAGGTAAATTTGAAAAATCTGATGCTACTTTAGATCCTGATGGTGAAAGACTTCCGTTTTCAAATACTTCATTATCATTTGTATATTCCATCCATAATTTATATCCAGTAGTTGGAATAGGAAATATAGTAAGTTTATTATTAATCAACTGAAATGAATATTGACTTTTACGTACCAGGTCATTGAATTCAATTGCTTGCATACGCAATAAATCTTCAAATATAGGTGTCATTAAGAATTGTACCGCAGGGCTATAAGCTCCAAATCCAAGCTCTTGAAGAACATTAGAATAACTCATTCCTGTCATTGAGAATGGATCATAAATACGTGCTGAAGCTGGTGGTCGATCGTGAAAAATTCTACGAATTGTAATACGAGTACATTTTTCATATACATCTCCAATTAATGCTTGAACATCATATACTTGCACTTGTGGTATAATATTTATGAAATTCTTTTTCCAATCCACATTTCCACCAGTTCCAGCTTCTGTACCATAATCTTTTGCAAGAGAAGTCAACAATGTAAGTCCTGTTCCAATAACAGCTCTGGTTTCAAGACTTCCTAGACTTTCAATACGTTGTCCTTGAAGGGCAAACATATTGTTAATCATGTTATACTCATTTATTTTTTCATTGTAAACATTAACAGCCTCTTCAAAAGCGGTATAAAATTGAATATCAATCATTTCAATTGCAACTGATGGGTATCCTAATCGTCTAGCTGCCCAAATCATTGCATTGAAACAATCAACTTGGAATATTACATCATTATCATAGGTATGAAAAGCGGTTCTTCCAGGAACAGATGAACCGCTTCCTGGAAACCGAATTAATTCTTGATTAGATAGTGCCATATTTATATTTTTTTATGGGAAATGTAGATATTGTTTTCCTTTTCCATTGGTTCCAATCATTTTCCCATATATAATAAATATCATATCCTTTGGCTTTTAACTCTACAAACTTCTTCATAGTATTTGTGTACAGATCCTCAAACGGAATTCCGTTTGATAAGTTCAGTTTGTGCGGAAGAAATATTTTAGGATTTCCATGCCAATAATCACCTAGAAATTCAAAAATCTTTTTTCCTTTAACACCGTCTATTTTATATGGTTTAATATATTTTTGCCTATTTTCAATAGAAGGCGGAATTTTTAAATAATTTAAAAATTCTATTTCCATAAGAGAAATATTGTTAGGTGGGGAACAAGAAGGACATTTTGGAATTTTTCCATCTTCAATGTTTGAGTTGAATATAGTATAACAAATATTACATTCAAATGGATATAGATCTTGAACAGATTTGTAATCTTGTGGATCAAACAAAGGATTAAGCAA